CCTGTGATCGGCACGGCGTGATGGTTCACGACGGGATCGACGGCATCCCAGAGCAGTACTTGAACCGGATGCCTCAGATCATGGACGACCTGAACATCCGGTTGACTCGAGGTTAGTCGAGGAAGATTGCGCGGACAGTGCCAGTCATGGCAGTGCCGAACGTCACGGTGATCACGTTCGCCGAGGTGATCTGAATCTCGTTCGGAAGAACGACGTACCCAGAAGAGTCAACGACCTGAATGATCGCGTTCTGCGAGTTCAGGTTGTGCGTGATCGTCCAAGTCGAGGCAGCGACCGCTACCGGTAGCACAGCCTTTCGGACACCGTTCCCGAGTGTGGAAACGAGCGTACCGACCAGCTGGCCGTTCACGAACGCGAGGACTTGACCTTCCGTCAGCGCGACTGGCTGGAGCTGTCGTGGCCCAGTGCCACGACGAACCATGACCGTTTCGGTCGCAGGGTCCGTATTGAGATACGGACGCTTCGGGAGTTCTAGTTGGACGAAATCGTCAAAAGCGCTCATTATGCAGCCTCCGCAATGTCAAGTTGCAGAGTACCGGTCGTATTCGCGCCGGCGAATGCCGAGTCCGAGATGAACAGGTATCCGCCAGTTGGTGAGTACGTTCCGGTCGCGTCGACGATCGTGAACCCTTGCGTCACATCGACTGTCGAGGTCTGACGAGTCAGAACCGACGAGTTCGTGTACGAGGCTGTGACCTTCGTGATGTCCACGATGTTCGTGCCGATCGCGTGGAACCGTTCGAACGCTGCGAACGTGATCGTGCGAGTAGCGAACCCGCCGACTGTGTACGAAGCACCAGACGTGATCGTGGAACCAGTGACACCAGCCAGACCTGTCATCGACAGCGTGCTGAATGTCTGTGAACCCTTCGGATCAGTATCGACGATCAGAAGCACTCGGCTCCAAGTCGTACCGCTGCCAGTCCAGGCGCCTTGCCAGGTGCCAGACGAAGCGACCATCGACGGAGCGGACAGCAGTTGCTGGTTCGCTGTGATCGTGACAGTGTACGAGACGCCAGTCGGTGACGAAGCCATCCGACCTGTAGGTGCGTACGTGACTGCGGCTGTCGGGGAAGCGTCAGCGATCGAGACTGCGGATGAGGCAGTTGACGTGGCGTTGTTCGCAGCGCGGTTCGCGGTGATCGTGTAGTTGTTCACGCCGAACGAGTACGTTCCACCGGTACGTGTGACCGTCTTGCCAGCGGCGTACGTTGTCGGCGAAGCGATCGAGATGTTCGTGCCAGTGTACGTGATCGTGTCGAAGTTCGTAACGGTCGATGTGATCGTTGCTGTCTCAGTACCCTTCAGCGCAGATTGGCTAGCTGGGTAAGCGATCGTACGAGCGCCGATCGTTGGGAACGTCTGATCAAGCAGTCGTGTGTTCGACGAGACGAACGTGGTACCGTACGTACCAAGAGCGTTCCGAGCGCGAACAGAGATCGACTGAGCACCAGTACCGCCACCAACAGTGAACGAACCAGTGAGCGTCTTGAAGCCAGCACCAGCCGAATCGGCAGCACCAACGGTCAGGACAGTCAGAGCATTCGCAGCGCCGCCAGCGATGATTTCGGCGTACGTTGCGGTGTTCGCAACAGTGCCAGTCACCGTGAGGGTGTCACCAGACTTCACAGCGGTCTGCGAACCTGGGTAAGCGCCTTGTGTCAGCGCGGTGAGAGCAGGACCTGCAGCAGCGCGAGTGATCGTGCAAGTTGCAGAAGCGTTCGTGGAAGAAACAGCGCTGACGATTGTGTCAGCAGTGATCCCAGTCAGTGCAGCAGTCGCCGTGAACACACGGTCGCCTGGAGTCGGGACCGCTAGGGTCGCCGTGATCGGACCACCAGCTTGAGCCGGAACGGTCGTGATCGTGATCGTTGGTGAGAAGAACGCCGAGCCACCTTCAGCATAAAGCGTGACGGTAACGTTGTCGGTGTCGGTAGTCGCATTCGTGATCACTGAATTCGTTGGAACGGTTCCGGAGACGTACGTCTTCGACCCAACAATGCCGGACGAGGTCGGGGCGATGTTCGTGAAGAACAAGCCGCCGATGATCGCACCGGTAGTGATTTGAGTGTCGACGTACCGCTTCGTGGCCGCATCCATGTCATTGACAGGATCACTTGTTAGCGAGGCGCTTTGGTGAATTTGCATGTGTTCGCTCTCGGTCAGGGTGGCATCGAACTTATTTATCGTCCGCCCGCCCTCCTCATTAGTAAACTGGGTTCGGGTTTTTCTTCTGCGCTTCTAGTCGATCGTTCACGAACTGGATAGCGATATCGCGCTCCAGCGGCGACATTCCGAGAGCCGTCTCGTACTGAATGGATCCTCTTGAGTACCAAGCGATCTCGACCGCTTGCTTGAGCAGGTTTCTCGTATCAACCCCGAGTGCGTTGATCATCTCGGCGATCCTGCTCGAATCGCCGAACATGATCATTCGGTGAAAAAAGAGATCGGGTTCAGTGGGAGTTCGATTGGCATCATCTCGCCGCAGTCCTTGCACTTCAGCGTGGTGGTCTGAGCTGGACCCCAGCCGTTCGTGCGCTCGATCGCTTCGGTGATCCGATTGTGGAACGGCGTGCTCAATGCCTTGATCCACTCTTCGATCTGACCCTTGTCGGTGATCCCATCAACGGAGTCGATCACAGATGTCAGGTTGAACACGAGGTTCTTCTTCGTGTCATCGGCGGAGTACTCGGTCTTGCCGAGGTTCATCTGGAACAGCTTGATCATGTGATCGAACTTCACTGGATGAACCTTCACGACTTGCCCGTTCGGCATCGTCGCAGCGAACTGCTCCTCAGCGACCGTCGCGTCGAGCTGCTTCATCTGCTGAACCATCGCTTCGATGTCAACCGAGTAACTGTGCTCCTTCGCATCGTCGCACGTGTGCTTCACGTTCACGACGTACTCGGGACCGTACGTGACAAGGCGGAGGAAGTACATGATCGCATCGATGTCGCGCCCGTACAGCTCTGTCGCCTTCTTGATCTCTGGGATGCACTCCGCGAACACTGCTTCGATCGCCTTCCCGTTGAACAGCAGGTCAGGGTTCTTCAGGTTGATCTCTGCCAGGGCTGACAGCGGGTGAACGTGAATCTCACCCTCTTGCGACGAGAGCTCGCCGTTCTTGTACAGTGCGCCGCGACTCGGCAACTGGAATGTTCGACCTGGCAGCTTGATCTTCGCCATCAGCGGGTTCACTTGTGCTTCCATGGGTTCTCCGTATGTGTGTAAATACTGATCTCAGCAAGTATTTACGAGATCCTCACGGACTCAAAAAGTGGACTCAGGATGGCGTTGACCCCAGAAGACTCGAAGGTGGTAGCGAAGGCGATTCAGGACGCGATGTCGTCTGCGATGAAGTCGATGCGGGCGGATCGGACCTCTGAAGGCGGGACGCCGAGAACGCAACGCGATACCGCAGCGAAGGTTAAGAAGCCAACTGGTGGTAAGGACAAGGTGATCCTCGCGGCCTCGGCTTCGTTGAAGACACTTGAAGATCGTGCCGATGATGCTGGTGACGCTCTGAAGGTCATGACGAAGACCGTTGACCGGTCGAATGCAAGTCTCGGCGTATTCCGCACAGGTGTTCAGAAGGCTGCTGTCAGTCTTCGTGTAACACGAAGCGACATCGGCAAGATCGACTTCAGCAAGGTCGCTGATGATGTCTCGAAGGCAATCACCGACTCGATCGCTGCTGGCAAGATCGAGACGAAGCAACCGTCCGCTGGCCCGATCGTTGCGAAGTTCGGGAACCTCGTCAAGAACGGAGTGAACCCGAAGCTTGAGTCACTCACCTCTTCGCTTGGACGATTCAACAACGTGGTTCGCGGTGGCATCGGCGTCATGGTCGATGTGGTCAAGGAACTTCGTGAGATCGGCGTTCTAAAGAAGAAGGGCAAGAAGAACGTTGTTGACCTGAACCCGCCGAACCCGCCGAAGGACAGAACAGACTCGCATACTGATGAAAAGACTCGTCGCACGTCCGATCAGAAGGAAGCCGACGATCTTGAAGCCAAAGATCTTGCGCGCCGCAAGAAGGCACGCGAACGTTCAGAGGAGCTTGCGAAGCCACCGAAGAACATGTTCGAGGTGTTCGAGAAGGAGTTCAAGGCACGCGGCGCGAAGGCTGGGCACGACGAAGAGAAGGTCGATGAGGCATTCGGTAAGGCAACGAAGGTTCTCGGCACACTGAACAGCATGCTCGTAAGTCTGATGCGGAACGGCGTTCAGATGGTCGACGAGATGTTCCAGACACTCGCCGCCCGCGGGTACGGGACAACTGATTCGTACGTTGGTCTCTCAAAGGCAGCATGGGATGCTGGCATGAGTCTGCGCGAGTACGCGCAGTTCATGGATCAGAACATGATCGCGATCTCCCGCGCTTCATCGTTCACAGCGTTCCAGGCGAATCTGAAGTCAGGCACCGATGCTCTTGCGAAATTCGGCGTGTTCGGCGAAGATGCTACTCGTCTTGCTGGCACGATGATGTCGGCATCGACAGCACTCGGCGTTCCGCAAGCGCAGATGGGTGACGCAATCAAGGGCCAGCTTGGTGTATTCGAGAAGCTTCGGAAGACAACGAATATCACCGCGAACGAGTTCGCTGAGCTCACGAAGCAACTTGGTGAAGATGCTCAAGTCCGGACCGAGCTCTCTGCTCTTGCGCCGAATGAAGCGCTTCAGCGACAGACGGCGATCCTCGATCAGATGTCGTACGCTCGCTCATTGAACCTCTCAACATCTGAGGTGAACAAGTACACGGCTGCGATCCTTGCCCAGCGTAAGACGACCGTGAAGCAGCGGTTCCAGCAAGCTGGACGTTTGCAGCAGGTATCTGGCCTCCTTGGCATGGGTGGCGGGAAGGCCGATGAGCTTCGTCAGCTCTCGATGAACAAGTACAAGACTGGCGATGAGCAGAAGCGGTACATGGATCTGCTTGGCGAAGTGAACACTGGTCTTGAGCAGATGCAGCAGAGCGGCGGGCCTGGATCGCAGTACCAGTCCGACACAATGCGTGAGATGCTTGATCAAGCCGGGATGGGCCAAGACCTTGAGGCAGCTTCAGCTATCAAGGCTGGTAAGCAATCGGGTGATTTCGCAAACAAGGACATGGGGAAGCAGCTGAGCTCGATCGATCAGAAGCTTGGCACAATGATGGCGTGGCTTGACGGGTTCACGAAGGGTCCGATCGGCCAGGCAATCGTCTCAATGGTCGGCGGGATCGGCACACTGATTGCCACGTTCACCGCCGGCGCAGGTCTCCTTGGCACTGTCATCGGAACGGCTGCTGGCCGTGTGATGGCTCTGATGACGATGAAGGGCACCGGCGGGTTCGCCGGTCTGTTCGAGAGAACAGGCCCAGCTGCTGAGAGCGCTGCCAGCGGTGGCAAGTGGGGCAAGGTTACTGGGGCCCTTGGGAAGGCAGCTTCTGGGCTCGGCAAGGCGATGCCGTACATCGCAGCCGTCGCTGGAACGGTTACTGCGATCAGCGACTACAGCAATGCCGAAGAAGCTGCTAAGCCGGAGAGCGGCGGCGACGGCGATGTTGGCAAGAAGAAGGGCGAAGCGGTTGGCGAAGGCATTGGTTCAGTTGCTGGCACCATCATTGGCAGCGCACTCGGTTCATTCGTTCCAGTCATTGGCACAGCAATCGGTGCATCAGTTGGTGGCCTACTTGGCGGGTTCGCCGGGAAGCTGATTGGCGGTTGGGCTAATGCTGAGACTGCGCAAGAGAAGAACACGAAGGCTATCGAGGCTTCGACAAAGGTCGCGACCGCTGCAATCAAGAAGGGCATGCCGACTGACACGGTCATGGTTGATGCTCTGAATCAGCTCGACTCGAATCTGATTCAATCGGCACGCGCTTCGCGCACCGCAACGGTTGGTGAAGTTCAACGAGCTCAAGACGATTCGAAGTCTCGTGCTCAGCTCATGACCGATCTGGCTCCACAAACCAAGGCATTCCGTGATGCAGCCTCACCAGACGAAATCAAGAAGGCGCATGAGCAAGCTCTTGCCTCAGTGACTGCTTCTACGCCAGAAGGTAAGAAGGTCGACCAGAAGGCAGTTGACGCGCAAGCTGAACAGACGCTGAAGGATCAAGCATTCGACAAGATGATGAAGGAGCGCCGGAAGGCGCAAGACGGGAACGATCAGTACCTTTCAACTGACGGCACTCGTGTCTCGGCTGGGAATACTGGAATCAAGGGACCAGACACGAGCCCAGTGGTTGCTGCCGCGAGTGCTGCGAATGGACTTGGCTCAACACCTGCTACGGTTAAAGCACCTGGTGATCGTTCTGTTTGGTCGTACATCGCTGCTGGTGAAGGTGTTGCTGGGTACAACACCCGAAATGATCCGAAGCCGGGCGTAACTCAGGCGTCGATGTCAAATGTTGGCATTGCTACCCCAGCATCCCCGACTCCAAAAATCGTCGGCCCTGCAGCCGTAAATACTGGAGAGAAGGATGCCAAGGAGGAAGCTGACCGAAAGGCTGCTGCTGCCAAGGCTGTCACGGCGACACTCGGTGCACCAGGTGCTCAGGACCCAGGAGATGTATTGAAGCAGATCCTTGATATTCTGAAGCAGTCGTTGATCGCGGAGAACCAACAGGTCGACTTGACGGACAAGCTCCTTCGCAATCAGGTGACGCTGCCGTCGCAACCAGATAAGGCTGCGACGTTCCAGAACACCGCACGGCAATAAGGATTTTGAATGTTCGTAACGTACTTGACAGTGTATTCTGGGGATAAACTCCCAGCGTTCTACATCGGCTCTACGACAGCCGAGCGGATCGCATCAGGGTATCACGGTTCGGTTAGGTCAAGTGTCTATCGTGATGTCTGGGCTTCCGAATTGAAGGAGCATCCAGAGCTGTTTGAGACTCGAGTGTTGACGAAGCACGAGACCCGAAATGAATCACTTGACGAAGAAGAACGCATTCAGAAGTTGTTCGACGTTGTTCGTTCATCGCTGTTCGTGAACAAAGCGTATGCACGAGGTGGGTTCATCAATCCTGGATCTTTCTCAGACGAGGTTCGTGCTGTGATGAGTCGGAAGGCAAAGGCTCGTGGAATGTCCGAGGCAGTTATGGCCGCCGGTCGCGCAGCTCGCACTGGGATGAAGGACAGCGAAGAAGTGAAGACTCGAAGAAACGCTTCTGTCTCTATCGGTAAAAAGGCATCAATGGGCGCAATGACACCTGAAGAACGCAAAGCCAAGTTCGGTAAGAACGGCGGCAAGCCCTGGTCAGCCGCTCGACGCGCTGCTCACAACGCATCGAAGGAGAACTAAAATTTCGTCGTTCCAAAATTACTGGCGAATCATCACACCTGCTTCGCGTAAGCAGATGTACACCACGTTGGCAACTGACGCGTACGATCCGCGCAAGACCGACGTGAGCTCGCTCTCCTCGATCCAGTGGTACTCACAGGTCCTTCGTGGGCCTGGCTCGCGTTCGCAATCGTACAAGCAGTACGACGCGATGGACACCGACATCGACATCGCACGTTCACTCGACATCATCGCTGAAGAGATGTCCACAAAGGACGAGAAGTCGAAGCTCCCGTTCCTGATCGAGTACCAGAAGGAAGACAACCAAGACGTCTCTGACTCGACGACCGTGACGCTCCGTCAAGCCGTTCGTCAGTGGTCAGAGCTTCAAGACTTCCAAAAGCGCATCTTTCAGATCTCGCGTTGCCTCGTGAAGTACGGTGATTGCTTCTTCCGGAAGACATCCGACACGAAGAAGTGGAAGTATGTTGACCCATCACTCGTGCACGGCATCGAAGTCGATGAGAACGGCGACAAGATCTCGTACCATGTGAAGAAGCCGTCGACTGGTCAGAACACGCCGTACACACCACGGAACGAAGAGATCGACATCATCCCGGCTGCCGCGATGATCCACATCACGATGTCGGACGACATGGGGATGTCAGCGCCGTTCGGTGCTTCGATCCTTCAGCCGATCTACCGCGTGTACCGTCAGCTCGCGATGATCGAAGACGCCGTGATCATCTACCGGATCGTGCGTGCTCCAGAGCGTCGCGTGTTCTACGTGGACACCGGGAACATGCCACCGCAACGAGTGAAGCAGTACCTCGAGCAAATCAAGAACGAGATTCGTCAGAAGCGTTCGCCAACCTCGCAAGGTGGCAAGGACACGGTTGACGGTGCGTACGACCCGACATCGATTCAAGAAGACCTGTTCTTCCCAGTCACGGCTGCTGGTCGTGGCTCGCGCGTTGAGACGCTGCCAGGTGGTACTGAGGACTTCGGTACGAACCTGCTGAAGTACTTTCAAGACAAGGTGTTCCGTGGTCTGCGGATCCCGACCTCGTACATGGGCGGTGCTGACGGTCAAGGTGCGCAGTACAACGACGGCAAGGTCGGTATCGCGTACATCGAAGAGCTTCGGTTCGCGAACTTCGTTCGTCGTCTACAAGACCGTATCGACGAAGTCATGGATCAAGAGTTCAAGGTGTACTTGAAGGTCTGCGGCCTGAAGATTGACGACGAGATCTTCAAGATCAAGTTGCCAGACCCAGCGAACTTCGCGCTGTACCGTCAAGCGGCTCTTGACGCCGATCTGATCGGTTCGTTCAACAACATCGAGGCCACGAAGTACCTCAGCCGTCGATTCATTCTGAAGCGTTACCTCGGTCTGACCGACGACGAGATCCAGATGAATGAAGTGATGCTCAAGGAAGAGCGCGGTATCTCTGACTCATCGACGATCCCAGCACTGCAACAGATCTATGACCCGGCCGTGTACGAGAACCGGGCAGCCGTGACAGTTGAAGGCGGTGAAGGTGATCTTGGCAGCGGGCTCGGCGGCGAAGAAGATATCGGCACACCAGGCGGTAGCCTGTTCGGCGACGGCATGGGTGGTGAAGACCTTGGTGGTGAAGAACCTCCACCAGAAGAAGCACCAGTCGAAGAGCCAGCCGGCGCTGGAATTGAACCACCTCCAGCCGCCTGAACTAAATAGGCTAACTCCCTAGAAGGATTCCAATGATGAAGCTCCTCACCGAAAACCTGACCCCAGTCGCAGCGATGCTGACTGAGATGCGTCGGGGCAATGACCTGTACCTGTCTGGCATCATGATGCAAGCCGACATGGTGAACGGCAACGGCCGGAAATACCCACTCGCCGAGATCTCCAAGGCAGTCGAGATCGCTGGCAAGCGAATCAATGAAGGTCACTTCATCCTCGGCGAACTGAATCACCCAGACGTTCTGTCGATCAACCTCGCGAACGTCAGCCATGCAATCACCGAGTGCCGCATGGACGGCGCGAACGCCATCGGCAAGATGAAGCTCCTGAACACACCGTCCGGGAACATCGCAAAGGGTCTGATCGAAGGTGGTGTCCGTCTCGGCGTCTCCTCCCGTGGGACTGGCAATGTGAACGAGTCCGGCTCCGTGTCCGACTTCAGCTTCGTGACCGTCGACATCGTGTACCAGCCGTCCGCACCGGACGCGTACCCGAACGTCGTTCAAGAAGCCATGGGGAACAAGAAGGTTCTGTCCCTGGCTGAAGCGCTCGTTGAAGACCCGAAGGCTCAGGCTTACCTCCGCAAGGAGATCAAGTCGTTCCTCGAAGCTCTCGCAAAGGGGAAGAAGTGATGAACCGTATTCTCGAACTCGCTGGCGTTCTGAACGAAGCGAACAAGATCGTTGAGCCGAAGAAGTTCGCCAAGGAATTGGCTGATGCTCCGCTCGACAAGAAAGAAGCGTTGAAGAAGATTGCCGATGACTCCGGTCTCGAAGACGTGCTCGGAACAGACAAGGACTGGAAGAAGTTCGAGAAGGCTCTGAAGTCGGCTTATGAAGCCGGAATGAAGAGCAACGACGAATAAGTTCGCGGATTCTGGAGCATAAATACATCCGCCGATCAACAATCAGAAGGAGAGTCGTATGCCTGACCACGCAGAAACCCTGAAGTCGATGCTGCAAAGCATCATCAATGACCGTCACGAGGAAGCCTCCGTGACGATGCACGACTACTTTGTCTCGAAGACGAAGGAAGTCGCTGGCCTCGGAGAACCCCAGTCAGCCGCGTCGGACATCGACGAGACGGACCCGGACGAAATTGATGCCGAATAACCCTCCCTGAGGGTCTGAACGGGGTGAAATCACTTGGATTTTCACCCCGTTTTTGCGCAATCCCGTAAATAGGAAATGCGAACAGGATGGGGTATCGGAGTCGAACTCAGAACCAAGTCCGCCAATCCAAGTGTAGGTTC